ATAGCTCAGTTGGTTAGAGCGTCGGACTCATAATCCGTGTGTCACAGGTTCAAGTCCTGTTGGGGGCACCATAATGTTACAACAACGAAAGGAGACATTATGACAGAGTTAAGCCATGAAACCAAAGATGCAGTCGTAAGGCAAGGCAAAGAGCGTTTAATCGTTCACCTGATGAATGATAACATCCTCGAGCCTAATCAGGCTCTAGAATTGCTTATGTTAGAGATTGGGTTTACCCCAGAGGAAACAGAAGCATTCGTCAAGCAAATTGAAAGCCACTACAAAAAAGTGGAAGGAAAGCCCAGATGGACGGACTGGGATGACGAGCAAATATGCACCATGCATAAAGAGGGATATCTTCCCAAAGATATGGCAAAGCGTCTTGGGCGAACAACCGCCGCAATCAATCAGCGGATATTCATACTCCGCCGGTCAGGGTACACTCTACCCTCCCGCCGTCCACGCTTAATCGGCAACTCCTACGCCGTTAAGCCCATCACTGGGTTGTGATGGAAAAGTTGTGGCTCAAGAAATACAGAGCCTTAACTCCACTAGAGATTGACGAACTCTCCAAATACTTAACCAAGCACCATGGCTATGCCATAGGTGCAGAGATAGCCAAGACCACCGATAACATCGGTTGGTCTCGAAAGACTTTAACCGTCATTGCCTGCGTGAACAGGGCGGAAGAGTACCACCGCAGACAACGACGAGAGAATTGAGCCTCTGACATAGAAGGCTTAGTAGATGATCCTTCGTGCTCTTTCTACAAAAGATAATATAAGACAAGTGTTTTTGGGGTTCGCCCGTGGAACAGTCACCTCTGGACTTATATTACTGTTATGTCCCCAGGAATAGGCTACTGGGTATCAAGTTGCTGATGGGCAAAGTGTAGGCCCTAGTATCCCGGTTAACCTCATCGGGCAAACTACACTGCGAGGCTATGGTCTGCTCGACCTCAAAACTGGCAAAAGTTACAGGATTTCCACATTCGCTTGTAACTTAAAAAAATGTGCGTGTGATTAGAAAACCTACGATAAAGGTTTTATCTCGGGGTGTTGTCTCCGTCATCGCACAACAAGTTTTTTGTGCATTTTTTGCTTGCTAATTTCAAAAAATGCACACTGCACCAGTAGCTCAATGGATAGAGCAACAGATTTCTAATCTGTAGGTTGTAGGTTCGAGACCTGCCTGGTGCGCCCACTAAAACAACAAAGGAAAGGATAAGTTATGACCATATCACTAATTATAGACCCAAACGGGTCAATGATCAAGCAACAGTTAGAAAGTTATGAAGAGTTATCTGACGCTATAGGCGGTTGGATTGAATCAATTCCAGTTAGCCCAGAGATAACAGTCTGGTGCAACGAAGAAGGAAAGTTGAAAGGGTTACCTTTTAATCAAGTCGCAACCGATTTATGGGAAATCTTTGATATCTTTGGTTGTGTGCCTGCGGGCGATAAGTTAGTTGGTCCTATTGTTATTCAAGGGCCGGTTGATGAAGAAGGGGAGTGTACAGACTGCCCCAACTGGTTGTTTGAAAGACTAGGGTTAGAACACACTTTTTTACTTCAACCCATGACTTTGTGTCTTAATTGTCACGGCACCGGCTCTTTAATGAGCCATGGAGTTCATGACGGAGCAGAGTGTCCTGAATGTGATGGATGGGGTCACACGTATGAATAAAGTACGTGTGCAAACCAACTACACCCTGTTCTTAGGGTGTCATCATAAATTACGTATGCTGGCTAAGGTCAGCAGGAGTAATAGGGATGTGGTAACCCGCCACCCCTCATATTGCCCTCAGTGTAGGGCAGATTGGAAGAAAAAATGAAGCATACAACAAAGAAAAGATTAGGTGCTCTTTTTGTTTGGGCATTATTAATCCTACTCACCCGCTACGACGGGTGGTACGAGATGCCAATAAGTCTTGTGCCTTCATGGCCTAAGACACTCATTGGTACAAGCATCATTATGTTAGTCGGCTTGCGTTTACGCAAGTTGTACTGGGGTTGGTTGATGGAGAAGTTGGGGGCCTCAGATGAATGAGGATAACTCAATGTTAGTTAAGTCAACCATATCACTGCACATCAGCAGTGAGTATGGAGATATAGCAATTATTGAAGACATCATTGAGAGTCTTCAAGAAGTAATGCAATCATACACAGACGTGATACTAAAAGGTATCACACTAACAGAGGGGTAAGCATGACAACGAATATAGAGTTTATGTTTAGGGAGTTCAAGATGACATATGAAGAGCATGTTGATCATGCTCAATGGGATGAGCCCCAAAGCGTTTGGGGAATAAACAAAGACAATGACTGGGAAGTTATTGACATTGACGACGGAACTGACGACGACGCGGTTCTAAAGTTAATTGCAAAAGCGGCAGTCGCTGGAGTACGTAAAGAAGCCATGCTTGTCCTGTTAGGTTGGGGAGCACCAGAAAAAGAAGGACGCCCGTCCAAGCATCCCAAACGCTTGCGTATGCGCATACTAGTACACATCAAGGCTGGTGTAATGCGCCAAGCCGTAGAAGCGCCAAGCAATCCATTAGAAGTAATAGTGGATAACGTTAACATGGGAAAGATGGGTGACTTGTTAGAGTACGCCATTGTCCGTGAGAAAGAACTAATCCTAGAGGAGGAGTCATGCAATTAGTTAAATTCAAGTCAAAGGAAGATATTGGTGAATGGGTTGCACCACCTGATTACTTCCCAGGGCAAGACATTGCCCTGAGTATTGGGTTGAAGTGCCCACAATGTGGGGGGCAAGAAGTAATAGCTATCCCGTACGATGACGCAACAATGCTCATAACACTACGTACAGAGGCTATAAACTTTCCAGATAAAGCTAATGAAAGCATTGTTAATCTCAAAAAGTTTGTTGACACACTTAACTATTTCACAGCTGAAGAAAAGATTCAGTTTATGTGGGGGTTTTGTAACAACCTTTGCATCATTGAATGGCAGATAGCCAACGCACCAAAGAACGATGATGAATGAGTTCATAGGAATTCACATATGGATTCACCCGCCTGTAAAAGGGCGTGATGTTTGGTTGGTAGAAGTAACAACCAAGGAAGGAGTAGGAAAGAAAGAGTTTCAAAGTTCTGTCCAAGCTTTTGAATTTATTGAAGACATGGCAGATAAGTTAACCGCAAGACTTGGCCCCATGCGGGTTGAGTTGTACTCAAACAAGGAGAGATAATGTTTCCAGCATCATTTGGTGCAATGCACATACCAGTGTGCGAAGAGAAGCAAGGTCATGTTTACATCAGACAAGACGGTTACACAAAGTGTGTGGCTGTCATGGTTGATGGAGACTTGTTAGTTGCAGATAGATGGACACATCGTCAATCTGATGTATCTAACTATTGGATTGTATTCCAAGACACAAAGGAACTCACCGAGATCCTTGATGAAGCCTCAATCTATTTTGATGAGGAAGGAGAAGAAGATGCGCAACTATAAGATATGCGTAAGCATATGTGTTGAGTTGGATGAGGGAATGTATTTCCCTGAGCGTTATCAACTTGATGCAGCGGATGTGTTAAGCATCCGATCAAAGTTAGGTGATGATGCAGAACCGTACATGATGGAAATACTTGTACAAAAGATTCTGCAAGCATCAGTAGAAGATCTGGGAGCTAAGTGCGGAAGCATGTGGTCATCCAGCGAATCATGGGACGCCCCATGAAGAACTGCGTGTATTGTGGAGAAGCAATGCACCCAGAACGCCCTTACGAGTATTGTCTCAACGACAACTGCTACGCCAAGGGTTTCAAGCAAGCGGAGTACTACATATTAGGTGTGCATAAAAGTACCCCTATTATATGTGGTCCCAATTCCAGTGAAGTGAAGGCAAAAACATCCTTCATGAATGCCAAATAAAAAACCAACAAACAAGTCCAAGGAGGACAAGCGTCATGGCAAGTGTCAAAGAAATTAGAGTAGGAATGAGAGTGGTGGGTAAATATCCACCATTCAAAGATGCTGAAGGTGAAGTTACCAGAAGCACCCTTGTACCAGGTGGTCCTGGCAGTAAGATTGCTGTTACCTTTGATGATCCGTTGTTAGGTACGGTTGAGATACTCCCCAAAGGTATTGAATTGATTGGACGTGTTAGCGTTGCAAACGCCGCCCCGTCCAGCCAACTCACAACACAGATGGGCAATGTAATTATCAGCGATATGCGCATCGATTCGCTCGACGATCCTGCGCTCGACGACTTCCGTCCTAATATCAATCCTGCTAATTACGTATCACGTACGCTTGCAGGCGGTAAGACAGACGTAGAAGTTATGGAAGCATACTTCAATCGCAGAGACGAAAACGATGGCTATCCAGTATCTGTTGCCTTGGTAGGCGATACTCAATCGGGTAAGACTTACCTTATCCAAGTTCAAGCGTTCCGTATTGCCAAGTTGCTCGGCCTTCAAAAGCCGTTGCCGTTGTTCCTGCTCGCAGGTTCAAGCGCAATCACCGATCACGACTTGTTCGGCCAGTATCGTCCGATCATTATCAATGGTCAGGAACGCCTCGTGTGGATGGAGGGCATTGTTGCTCTCGCCGCTCGTCTTGGTGGCATCTTGTATCTTGACGAGGTTAACGCTATGTCAGGTAGTGTTACAGCGGCAATTCACCCACTGTTAGACAATCGTCACCAGTTCGTGAACATCCGCAAGCCTGTCTGGAAAGGCACGATTGAGATTGACCCAATCACAGGCGTTGAGACACATCATGGTGCATATCGCCCCGAGACTGTTGTAGCCAACAAGAACCTGTGGATCATGGCTTCATGGAACCCAGGTTATGCCGGTATGGCCAAGACAAACGAGGCCTTTGCTAACCGCTTCAAGCTCCTTGAATGGGGTTACGACGAAGAAGTTGAGAAGAAGTTGATCAAGTCACCAGCAGTTCGTCTGCTGGGCCAGGCACTGCGTAATGCACGTGCTCAACGTTCAATCACTACTCCTGTCGGTACCCGAGCCTTGCAGTTGCTTGAGGGTGACTTGGTTCACCTTGGGGTTGACTTTAGCTTGTGGGCCTTTATGGGCCAGTTTGTTTCCTCACAAGAAAAGATTGTAGTGAACGAGATCATCAAAGATCGTGGCATTCAAGTCATGATGAAAGATGAGTTTGAACCAGATGTTATTCCTACACCAGCCGTTGACTTGTCGTCACTTATTAGCGATGAAGAGCCTTACTGATAACAACTAATAACAACCCTTAAGGAGGGAACATGGTAAAGAAACAAAAAATGAACGAAGAGGCACTTGACCGACGATCAAAGGCCCGTTCTTTTAATCGCCGTGAGGCATTAAAGATTCGTGAATCATACAACAAAGAAGTGTTAGATTTGATTTACTCACAAGATGGTCCTGAGAAGAAATCATTTCTATCTAGTAAAAGTCGTACTAACTCAGTAGCTGTTAGAGCTACTGCGTATGTATTGGCTGAGAGAGCACGTAAAGTGCTCACCTCTATGGGTATCAATCCACCTCTTTCGTTAGAGGTAATGTATCACCGCAATGAAGCTAGAACAGTAAGTGCTGCTACAGACTTCAATAAGATATCTATTGCGTTTGATATGGGTATGGTTGACCCATCAGATCCAAGCAAGATTGCAGACTTGTTGGCTGCCCTCAAGGGGGTGGTTTACCATGAGGGTGGTCACATTATGCTTACATTGCCTTGGAAAGTTTTGTTTGACTGTGCGCTTATGGATAATGGGTTAAACCCAATTTCATTCAATCCATATAGTGTTAGATGGGGTGATGATTTTGCAGAAGCATACCCTGCGTACCAAGATGTGCGCAGTACTTTAAGCTGCATCGATAAGCTCATACCTGATGTTGATAATAACCACATAGTATATAGTAATGATGTTTTGTGGCAAAAGCATCAACATCATTACTATGGTTTTGCAGATGCATTACATCCCAGTTGGAACTTGTTGGAAGACGGGCGTATGGAAAATGAAATGGTCATTAACAACCTTCCAATGATCAATTATTTTACAGCACTAGTTCTCAACTATATGGTTGATGAGAAAGAACCAGGTTATTCTTGGCCGTTTGTTATCACTAGATTACATCTGGATGAGGAGCTCACAGATAACATTAGACAACTTGCATATAAGTTTGCACAAGATAAGAACTTAGATGTTACTCTTGTTGACCGTATCGAAGAGCAGGTTCACGTGTATCGCCAAGCTAAGACACCAACAGAGGTTGTTGTTGCTGTTTGGCAAATGCACAACCTTATCACTCAATGGATGGCCGGTGGTAACGGTGGTAAACAACCACAACCTGACCAAGGCGGACGAGAAGGTAAAGGTTCACCTAATCCTGGCGGCTCTCAATCCGATAACAAAAACGCTACTGGCAAAACAGTAGTCAATGAGAAGCCAACCTTTGGTGATGAAGATAAAGGTTGGGAGAAAAAGCCTGGTGAAGGCGAACAGCCTGATGAAGGCGGAGAAGGAGAAGGTGAAGGTGGAGAAGGTGAAGGTAAGCCCGACAAGGGTGAATCAAAAACCAAGGATAAGAACGGTAAGGGTGAAAGCAACGACCTTGGCACAGATTCAACCAATACTGCTGGTGGTAAAAAAGGCACTGGTGGTAACATCAAACAAAACCTTAACTATCAAGACATTCGTGAAAAACTCAAGCAGATGACCAAAGAGGCAGTAGCTCGTATTGTTTCTGACAAAGAAGCAGAACAAGTCATATCTGAAATTAATGCAGAGTTAATGCGAGATATGCCACACAACGGTGCTATATCTCAAATGTCAGGTGAGTTGTTAGCAGATTCAATGTCTGTAGCAAATCAAATGTTGTCGGCTCTTGAACCGTTAGCATTGTCTGCCGATCCAGCATGGCGTTTCCGTCAAGAACATGGTGTGCTTGATCCAACATCATACAAGATGCATGAACCTGGTGACTCAGACTATTGGGTTGACTACGAAGGTGAAGGTGCTCATGGCCATAGTCTTGCCGTGTCTGTTATGTTAGATACGTCAGGTTCAATGCAAGGCTGGATGGATCAACTATCAGTTGCGGCTTATGGTATACGTAGTGCTTGTGATAGCTTAGAAATCCCATGCACAGTATCCACCTTTGATACCGAGCCATACATGATCTGGGATCATGATGAGGTTGCACAACCATTGCTTATCCATGATGGTGGTGGCACTAATCCACTTGATGGACTGCGCCAAATTAAAAATCAAGGTGCTGGTAAAAAGCGTCACCTTGTTGTTATACTCACTGACGGCGAGTGGTCACACGTTAAATCAATCAAGCCATTCGTAGAACCTGGCCAGTACTGGTTAATGGTCGGCCTTGGTAGTGCAGAATATGCCAAAGAGTTAGTATCCAAAAAGGGTGGTGACGTGGCAATTGGTATTGATGATGTAATGAATCTCCCCAAAGAGATTGAGAAAGCACTAATCGGATTCCTAGCCTAGGAGGTCATATGGAATGGTCAGACGTTTCTGACATTGAATCAGAAGAAGAACTACCTACTGTTATACAGGTAGTAAAAGTAATTAGGTATGACGTTGAACGTGTACTGTCTGCTATGCAGATGGACGGAGAGTTCCCAAACCCAACCATTGATGACGTACTAAGCGTTATCGCTGGTTGGGCATCGGAAGACTTTGGTTGTCAGTGGGGTCATCCCACTGACGCCACAAGTTTAATTTACCTGAATGACATGGGTGAACCACTGTACATTCCGGAGGAAGAATGAGTGGACAACTCAGTTCGGCAAACGTGCCAGCGTCCAATTCGCTATATCTGCCTACCCTTGACATCAATCTATTTGATTATCAGATAGAAGCGTTTCAATGGGCTGTTGATAAACAACAATCTTACTTAGCTTTAGATATGGGATTGGGAAAAACAGCAGTAGCGATAGCAGTTGCTTCAGCTTTAGTTGAGCAGCTGCAGCAAAAAGTACTTATCATAGTTCCCCCCAGTCTTATATTAAATTGGGTAACAGAATTTGGTAAGTTCAATAAGAGAATAAAGGTTGCTGTTCTGCGTGGCAAATCTCCAATTAGTTTGCCAGATGCCGATGTATACATAATTGGTAATGCAGTTCTAGCGCAATGGGTTTTAGTTCTTATGGGAGAAATAGACGCTCTCATAGTTGATGAAGCCCATTTCTTTAAGAACAATTCCAAGCGTACTAAAGCCTTGATAAGCCTTAGTCAGTACATGCCCACTAATGCAATACGTGTTCTTATGTCAGGAACGCCTGCTCCTAATGGGCGTAACATGGAGTTGGTTACACAGATAGATACTCTTGGCCCCAATGCATGGCAAGGAGTAGGGGGCATTGGCCACTTTTGGCAACATTATGCCCCTTGGTCTGGAGTGATTATTAATGGTAAGAAAGTAGGAAGAGTATCCACTAATGATCTAGACCTCAAAAATAGAATGCATGCTTCTTTTATGTTTAGGCGTAAGAGAGATGAAGTACTAGATTTACCTACAAAAACAAGAACTACAGTTGTTCTTGAAGGCACCGGCACCGCTGTTGACGATTACATAGCATGCGAGAATGATTTGATTGCATGGCTTGAATCATTAGATAAGGATACGACTGGGGCCGAAAGAGCATATGCATTAGTACGACTTGGTTTTTTGCGTAAGCATGTAGGTAAAGCTAAGGTTGACTCAATCATTAAGTTTGTATCTGAAATATTAGATAACGAACCTGGTGGGGTATTCATAGTTGCTGAGCATGTAGATACTATGGATGCTTTAGTTGCTGGGCTTAACAAATACACAGTTTGTGAAGTACGTGGTGGCATGTCAGAAACTGCTAAACATAAATCAGTTAATGACTTTAATAATGGCGCTTCAAGAGTTATGGTAGGTCAAATAATATCTGCTGGTACGGGCTTGACTCTTACTGGTAATGGTATTAATGTAAACCACAGAACAATTATTGCGCAGTTACCGTGGAACCCTGCCTCGCTCAAACAAGCAGAGGATAGAGTCCACAGAATTTCACAGTCAATGGATGTATGCGTTACCATTCCGCTGTGTCATATAGAGGGTCGCCAAACAATTGATGAAAGATTGTGGGGTGTACTTGAAGATAAGGCGTTCTCAACAGGAATACTTATTGATGGGGAAGCCGAAGTGTTACTTGAAACAATCCAAAACGGAGTACTTGACTCCTACAAACGAAAGAAGGTAAATCCATGAAGGTTAACCAATTCAATTTAGGTAAGGAATGGTTGGATAAGAAGCAACAACTTGCTGCTCTCCAAGCTGAATTTGATGAGCTAGATTCAAAGCTCAAAGAGTTTATGTTTTCAACCGGTCTTAAGTCAATTGAGATTGATAAGAATGTAATTGAATTGCAAGTCAACGCTCGCAGATCATTCGATGCAATTGCATTGAAAGATATGGTTAGCGCCGCAGTGTTTAACAAGATTACAAAGCCAACCGTTGATACAGCCTTGATTGATGCCGCCGTTAAAATGGGCACCATCAAGACTGATGTGGTTGATCAAGTAACCAAGAAGACCGAATACAAACAACTACGAGTTAAGTGAGGAAACAAAATGAGTTATGACCACACAAGCACATCAACAACCGTTCACCTACGTGGTGATAGCAAAGTGAGCATGGAGTTTAGGGACTTTACAGACCCTGTTCTTTCTGCTATGCCATTCCGAACATTGCAATTAAATGCAGGAGATCACTCAGTAAGTGTGTTCTTCAAGGAGAACAGCGATGGCCCCAACCTTGCTGATGTTCTAAAGCAACTCATTGAAGTAGCAACTAAGCAATTAGAAGAGTTGTCTACCTTAGCATGGGTAAACGCAATCAAAGAACTAGGAAGTGAGTAAACATGCCTGGATACAACATGCCCGATGGTTGTTACGAAAGTGATATACCTGGTTGGTACGACGAAGACACAACCACAATGGTTTACTGTGACGACTGCAACATAGATTTTGAAGCAGAAGTTACTTTAAACCGTGGAACAGAAAGTGGGGATGTAGCCTGCCCCGAGTGCAATAAGGAATGGTATTACGAATATGAAACCGACAACAACTAACCCAACAACAAGGAGCAATAATGTTTAATTATCACGGAGTGTTTGAAGAACATGGTAAATCACCAGCCACCCCACAAGAATGGCAAACTTGTGACACAACTCATGACTACCTTTGGATGTTTCATGTAACATCTGATTTTACCAAGGGAATGATGCTGAGTTATCTCAATGATCATAAGAACCCAAAGATTGTTGAAAAAGAAATGGATCAGTTCACGGAAGAACTACAACGTCAAACTGGTTTGTCTATTGAAGACACTGCTATGTATGCAAGATTGGGGCAGTATATCTATCAAGATAGAACGTTTGTGGACGATCCAGAAGGTGCTCGTCGACTTGCTTATGAAAATTTCCAAGAACACATGGAACTTAAAGAAACCTTTGACAGCATTGACAGCGTTGAAGAATTAGATATGCCTGAAGAGTTAATAAAAATGGCAGAAGAGTTCAACAACATGCTTGAAGATCGTCATGACAAGAACAGCAAGATTGAACTAGAGCTTGCTGCTATAGAAGCAGAGATGAACGCCAATGAACTATCTGGTGTATTCAGTAGCCTTGAAGAGCTTCTCAAGCAGATCAATGAAGAGGAGGGGGACAAGTGATTACCGTTGACACTCTCAAAGATATGCTTCTTGATCTTAAACAAAAGACAAGTAAAGACATACACGATGAACTCATGCCGTTCCTTTTACCTATCAAAGACATGGAAAAAGAGCTGTTCGGTGCTCCACTTTCAACAGTGCCTTTTGGTGATGGAGATACTTATAGGTTATTAAAGTTTCTTTCATTACATATACCTATGATGGAAGGCTGTTGTAAGTATGCCTACATTGCCCCAGGCAAAGGTCGCAACCCTGACACAATGGAAGAAAAGAAAATCTTCTTGTTGTTTATCGTTGAAAGCCATAACATTCTGCATGTTGGTACCTGGGATTATCAAGACGAGGAATACGTGCAAGGTCCTGAACTAATATCCCCAGATGAAGCAGGCGGAGATTTACTCTTGGCCCTTAAGTTGTTTGCATTACAACTAGAATGCTCTATTAATGGTATTCACAAACCTCATGTGTACGAGCAAGCTTCCAAAGTAGTACAAGACACACTGGATGTCATAATGGCCAGACATGGTGGTGACTGATGCAATTGCGACCGGGACTTGAAGACTTAGCCAACAGGGTGCACTGTGATTTTACTGCATCTTTTCCCGAACAAGGTTGGGATAAGATTATCATTGACTGTCATAACAAACTTATAACTATTGATCCAGATTATGTAATACATCAAATCAAAGAAAAGTTTGGAACACTTAGGTATTACATGCACAGCAGTCTTACTGACAAAACAGAAATAAATAGCTGTATCAGACAAGCAGAAGAAATAAGTGCAGTGACTTGTGAACGATGCGGTGATCCTGGTAAGTTAGATCGTGAGGAGCGATGGATCAAAACCTTGTGCTCCGATTGTGCATCTAATAGAAAGGTTAGGCGCAATGACACGACAACATCAGTCAACGTCAATGAGGAAATTGTTTAAAGAAATAAAAGACTTAGGGTTTAACGTCACCCAAAATAAATCAGGAACGTATGTAATTGTACCGCCGGCTCACATTGATGGGCCGGCGTATACAACTCATGCCACTGAGTCTGCGTTTCATCCAATAAGAAGAGACTTCAAAAGACTCTACAAAATAGAACTGTGAGAAACTATGGAAAATAAAGAATGGCGTTCTATGGCGGCATGCTTAGGTATGCCTATAGATAGATTTTTTCTTGTAAAAGGAGAGTCAAGCAGAGAAGCAAAAAAGGTATGTAGTACATGCCCAGTTAGTGAAGAGTGTTTAGCTGAAGCTGTACGCATAAACCCAATATATGATACCTACGGAATCTTTGGTGGCAAGTCTTCTAGGGAGCGGAAGAAAATACGTAAAGAACTAGGCATCAAATTTGAGTACATAACACACAAGTAACAAACATAACCCCGAGCGTGAGTCACAACCCAGTGGCTCCGCTCGGGGTTACTTTTTTTTTGTTTTTTATTTATGCCCAATTTTTCGTGGCTGGTGTAGACTTATACTCGTCGCAAGCGTGATGCCGTCCAAAGGAGAAAACTATGAGCCTATGCCGTGGCCCATTATGTAGTGAAAAAACTGTGGCTAAAGGATTATGCGCCGCCCATTACAAGCAATTAAAGCGTGATGGTAAGTTGCATGTCATTGAGAAGTCACAACTTCCGGAAGATAAGTTCTGGAAGAACATAAAGAAAGAAGAGAATGGTTGCTGGACATGGACAGGAACCGTTGACAAAGGATATGGCCGTATGTACATTGGAAATAAAGCATTCCAATCTCATAGATGGTCATATGAGCAACATAGGCATGTGTCTTTAACTAAGGCCGAAACACTTGACCACTTGTGTAGAAACACACTATGTTGTAACCCTGAGCATTTAGAAAAAGTTGCTCTCATTGAGAACATTGAAAGACAGCACCTGTATCATGCACTCAACGCAGAAATAAAAAGACTGCGTGAGTTCCTTACTGATATTGGTTACGATCCCGATACTTTACAAAAGGAGTTGTGATATGTGGATAGTAATGGTAATTATTTTATGCGTAATTTTTTATTACATAGCAGATCAAATAAACGGAGATGAATAATGCAAACATTTGTACCACACGGAAGTGACTTTACTGGTAATGCCATGGTGCTTGACCGACAGCGGTTGGGTAAGCAAAGAGTTGAAGGTATGCAAATCATTAATGACTTGCTTGGTTACAGCAGTGGTTGGTCAAACCATCCAGCAGTAAAAATGTGGAAAGGTTATGAACAAGCACTTGTTAAGTACACACTTGAAATTTGCAAAGTGTGGACTTCACTGGGTTACAAAGATACTTGTGCTGTAAAGATATTAGGAAAGTGTGCTGACTCACGGTTGCTGACACCTAATGTTGTTTGGTCAGAAATAGAGTTGCCTGAATGGTTAGATGACCCCGAAGTGATGGAATCACATAAGTCAAATTTACTTCGTAAGTTACCTAGCCATTATAGACAGTATTGGCCTGAAGTGTCACCTGATCTACCTTACAAATGGCCAACACCAAATTCAAAGGATGGTAAGTAATGATAGCTATGAACTACATTGAGTTTCTTATGTTTGTATGTATCCCTGCAGCATTTGTGATTCCACCCATTATTATCTTTTGGGTAAAATACAGTAGCAGTAACTTTGCTGCAAGAGTTAGAGAAATAGATGCTTACGCAAAGCTACAAGAAGAAGAGTATGATGATGATTCCTATGAAAGCAGTAATTACAGACTTGAAGCAGAGATGAAAACGTATTATTCAAATAAGAATTATGATAGACGAGTAGGAAAAGATTAACCTAAGCCTTGTCGCAATCGTGGTCTCGTCCAAAACACAAAATCCTGAGTGGTTGTCCTAATAGACTTCCACTCAGGGTTCTTTTTTTTTGTTTTTATTTTTTACTACAAGCTATTAATCAAATTTACTAATCTTTCTAATCCCATGCTTATGTCTCTTGAAGCAATTTGCTCACGCATAGGTGTTCCTAGTTCTTCTCGAACTTTTGGATCGCATAGTCTTTTTATTGATTTAATCCAATCCATGGGGGTTTTAGCAATTAGACCAACATCTAATGTTTTATATAAATTTACATAAGAGTCTAGATTTTGGGCAATAAATGGAATACCTGAAGCAGCATACTCTAATCCTTTAATATCAGATTTTGCCATATTAAAAGGAGTTTTGCTTAACGGAACAATTCCAATGTCCATAGTTAACAAGCTTGGATAATCCTTTGCATCTACCATTTGTTTAACAGTTACTAATGATGGATCAACGCCTAATTTACTGGCAAAGGTCGGTGCAGACAAGTGGTCACCTCCGTGATAGAGACTGACCTTACCACCATTGACTAATGGGGGTAATATTCCTTTTAAGGTTTCAATATCTTTACTTCTATGTGCTGTTGACCCTACCCACCCAACTACTGGAGTGGGTGTATCACTGTATGTGACTTGATTAAACCTATTAATGTCTACAGTATTGTCTAGCACGTGAATAGGGCATCTAACGAAATTAGATATTCTATCTCTAATGTAAGGGGTGCTCACTGTGACAATATCAGATCTTGATAAGATTGTTCTATAAAAGTTGGTATTTTCAACTTTGTTATGCTTTGGGTGATTATGTTCAAAAGCCATATTTGAGGTATCCAAACCCCAGTACCAGTCATCAAGATCGTTGATGATCTTTTGGCCGTTTGCTCTAGCCATTGGAACATGTTGGGTGAGTCCTTCGTGCATTAGACGTTGCATGTACACAATGTCAACTTCACTGATTTCACCATCAACTGACATAATGACAAATCTGTTGTGCATCCAAGTGAGTACACCAACGCTTACGTTAAAAGGCAGTTTTGAAGCGTACTGACCTAAGCGGGCCCAACCACTTCCACCCCATTTTGCTTCTTGTAAACCAGTTCTATTTGGGTGTAACCAATCACCCGATGCTATTCCTACATGAAGCACGTGAACTCCCCTTATATTCCATTTTATAAACCTTTTTACCGATACCACAATGGTGAGTGGGGTGATCATTCAAAGGAACGAACACCTCCACTCCCTCATTGCATTTAGGGCATACATAGTATCCCTTTGGCAGTTGTGCTCTCTCTGTATCAGACATGAGAAACATTGTACTACTCATCAGACTGACTTGCGTCGTTTCCACGTCATAGCAAAGAACTTGATGTCCATTGCGTTCCATAGTGGTGTAGCGGCCAAGGTTGTGATTGGCTTGGGAAAGTCAGCTCGCTTGCGAAGAGCGTGAATCTGTTGCTTTGGACAATTAAGTAAGTCTGCTACTTCTGAGGTTCCAACAATGTCGTCAATTTTAATAAGCAACATATCAGAATCTAATTGTACTGTAATGGTGTTTTCATTCATATTGTGCTCCTTGTTTGTGGCCCTTACCGGGCGTTATTTATATACTACAACAAACTATTAACAATTACAACTACCTTGTGTATTATTTACCACTGGTTGCTCTCCATGGTTTCCAACCCGAACCTGACCATAGACGATAAGCAAATGTCAAATTCTTTTCAGGATCAAACATATCGTCAGGGTGTGAGAATCCCATTTGATTTAACCATTTAGTATGGATTTGATTTATTTGGGTGAGTCCTGCATCATGGCCATTCCAGGCATCCATTGTGCATCTTGATTCTCTCCAAATTATCTTACTAAGAGTTGGCCACTCTTCTTCGGGCCAACCTACTGATATGGCTAGGTCATGCCATTCTCCACAAGGACCCCAAGTGAAGCGAGCTTCATCTATTTGGGCTGCCGCGGTTTGCGCTATGGTTTCCCAATCAATAGCCACTGTAGTGGTGGTCTCAGGGACTGTGGTTGTCGTCTCTGGGACGACGGTGGTTGTTTTAGGTGCAGTGATTATGACAGTAGATGCAGTGGTTGTTTCTTGGATTGTTACTTTTTTTGATTCTGTACTTTTGGCCAGTGGTGAAACGATTGCGATACTTGCGGCTAGTGCTATAAGTATCACTGGTTTAGAGTATTTAATTTTCAAAAGTTAGCTCCTTGATAGGGGATAAAGACATGCCCAGCCTGAACTGTATTGGCTGGGCACTATCTATATTACCAAAGTGTTACGAGTACTAGCTACATTACATGCTAGAAAGTTTGTAAACCAACGATTCTATGTCAAAATCTTGCCCTCTAGCAGGGAAAACATCCAATGTGACATGTTTCCTAACTACTACAGAAGCTTCTCGACACTTAGGACATCTGCATCCTGAACGAAACATTTCAAGAGATCCGTGATGCATTCTTGCTGTACCACGTCTCTCTTGTGGTGTCAAACCACCCCACAAACCCCAGTGTTCTTCAATACCATAGTTGAGGCACTCTTGCCAAACTGGGCAAGTATTGCACACTGCTTTACCAGCTTTGTAGTAGGCATTATGGTTGGTCTCTTCTAAAGGAGGGAAGAACAAATTTGGGTGTAGCCCCTTGCATGGAGATTCATCCATCCAAGGTTTAGAGGTCATTCAGCTTCCCGACGAAACAAACACAGAGCAATAAGTGCGTATGTAGCAATGTCTAAAAGACTGTCTTCAACACCTTCATTTTGAAGAGTTGAGCCTTTGGCATAAGATTGAAGTCTTACAACTTTGTCGTTTGCTCTGACCATAGCACCAACCCAAGGTGGTATGCCCCATGATTGGGAAGCACTGACATTGGCAAAGCAATCTTCGTTAGTGCCATAGTCTGCACCTTTACGGCGGTGCATTTCAAGAACTTCGTGAAGAGCTGCTTCAAAATCGGGATCACCATTCATGGTATTTTGCTCCTTCAAATTCATCTAAAAGACGACCCGCAAGTAGCGGGCTAACGGTTAAGAATGTAAAGAAACTCCATGTAGCCAAGAATGGCCAATTTACTCCGTTACTAGAAATAAGGTTAGTAAGTGTGGCTATGGTTGATATCACAATAGCCATAAACACACGACGTCTAGTTTGGTATATGGTCATTCTGCTTCTTCTTGTGAAACAAATAGTAATACGTTGTATATTTCAGTGGTTAACCACTCAGCAGCAGTTTGAAGACCATCTTCTGATGAAATGTCCCAGTTACCCCAAAGAGTACAACCTTTGGTTGAAAGATAACCCATAACTTCTTCTATGCCAATTGTAGTAGCGTGAATTGAGCCACCACTTATCATGCTTCCACCAGAAATATTCCCTGATTGGTAGGCATTCTTTCCAACAGTAACTTTGTTATTGTTAGGGACTTGCTTATTGTTTTTCCACCATGTTCGTTCCATGGTTCCTCCTTGTTGTGTTACTGACAGTCTACAGACTAGGTTAGTTTAAATCAATTACATCTTGAATAAATTGGTCAGTTTGATTTGGGCCCAATCCTCCACCAGGAAGCTGTCTGGCAGTTTCCCCTGCTTTGCTTCCAAACAATCTGGAAAGCACACCAGCTCCACCTCTTGCTTCTACTTCAATACGCATGAGATCACGGGTGTCAGAGATGTTTTTAAACTTATCAATAAGAGAGAACAACCTATCCATCTCTGATGACAAGGCAGGGTCAAGTCCCTGACCTTCGAGTTCTTCAGCAAATCTGGCAAACAAAACTCGGCTAGCTTGCATCTCAATCATTGCTTGTAACACAGCATTTAACTGATCTTTAGAACGTATTTCTACAGGCAACTTAAACCCACAATCTGAATGTTCCTTGAATGCAGGACAACGTGATGCAAGATAGCAACTATCGCACTGTCTTAGAGGACCACTTTGGTATCTAATGACTGGGGTCTCTGTGGGGGCAATTTCTATGTGTTCTCCCTGCTCATGGCCACTTTGTGTGCCCATTGACAAGATACGTTCTATACCCATGACCGGTAGCAATACACGTTCGCTTTCGTGCCGCTTCTCTAGGTGGGAGATAGCAATACTACCCCCCTTAGAAACCGGTTTATCTACATTAGGTGACATAGGGGGTATATCAACTATATCCCCCTCTTCAACCTCTCCAAACTCTGACTCATCATCAATAACCTGGGGGTCATAGCCCAAAAACGTGGACTGTTCCCAAGCCTTCCAAGACTTGATTGCAAGTGACCCAACTGCTGTTACGTTATCTTCTAAGACTGCATCGTAATCAATACCTAATCTTAAAATGTCTGCTCTATGCTTTTTACGAGAAGATTCTTTCTGCTGCGCCGGGTATCTGTGTAGGCCATGCCCATCCCATACTTGGGTTTCTCCGTAGCGTATTGCTGAAGTCCATGACCCCACCACAACAGCTTCCCAAGGTAGTGACTGTATTACATCAGGTTTACTTGTTAAACCATATAGTTTGGCTCCCCAGCGTTGTGATAGAGATCTAATCCTAGGAAGTGTTTTAGAGTTTATGGCTTTGTCTGATATAGCAGCTCTACCATAACGTTGACACAACCATGCCAATCGCTCTAAATCATCACCATCTGACCATACTGGCACGTACTTGTCTCCAAGCCAGTCTCCATCCATGTCTGGACGGCCTATAACGATGGATAGGGCATCAGCGTGGTCTCTAAGGAACGTTTCATACTTATTTAAGTCTTCGTCCCCTTCTGAGGTATAAACAAGTATTTCAGCAGATGCAAACACTTCTTCGGGATTAAACTCTTTGCGCTTAGGTATGGGTAGATGGGTGACATTTACAGCTACTTTAGTTATGTTATTTGCTATAAGCAAATTTCTATGTGTACCCTTTTCAGCACCACCAAAAAATATGTGCATTATTCTCTCCAGGTCTTTTCTGCAGCTCTCAAAGCTTGGGTGTCTAGTTCTTCAACTAAAACATTCCATTCCTTAATAACTTTCATGTTAGACCACTCCGGTCTTACCAAATATGGAGAGGCTATTAACATAGTGGGCATACCTAACTTAAGTGTTTCTGCGCAAGTTCTAGGGTCGTTATCTACATACCATTCTGGCTTACCAAACACGGCTCCAATACGATTTATCTTTTCTGCACGCAAAACAGGGTCAGATTCATCTAGCATTTCATAAAAAGAAGGTTTTATTCCTTCTTTTTTAAGCCAATCTTCCATGATCATTTTAGTGTAATCTTCATTAACTACTAGACATATACGACCTATTGATTGATCATGCATCATACGCCAAATGTACAGACCTTGTGGGTCTGGCTGACGTAATGATATTGAATCTGCTGGACGAGCCAATACAGAAAAGTTGAAGAGTATCACTAGTCGTACATACCCTTTTTCTTACGAATTCCGTGGGTTACAAAGGCTTGGGCGGGGCAATAGTGACAAAGATACTGTCGGTTTTCTTTAGGCACACCAATTTTACGGCCAATAGTTTTAGATTCATCTTCGTAATCAATACACCCTTGTTTAGGGTTATTGTGGCGACTAAAGCACTTAAGAGCTTCTACCTTGAGATCATCTCGTAACTCGCGAACTTCCCATTCATTTTTGGCAAGTTCCTTTTTAATCTGAGTTTCATCACCAAGTTTATCCCAAGTGTTTTGATCACACCTAATGATAATAGACTTGTGAGCATCCGGATCAGGGTTAGCAGCCTGACCGAGGTGTCTATTACATAGCTCTATAAGTTCCATGTCATATTGAACAGCACCGTCATAATCTTTCATTCGGTACATAGTTCCACAGGTTTGGCACGTCAGAAGACGGGGCATATTGTACTCCTAATTGTTTGTACTACTGCTTGTCTGCGTAGCCGTATTCGTAATCATTACTTGATGATACATTAACGCCACGCTTCTTGTCAACGACATTATACTGTGTTTGAAGCAATTTTGCTCTTTCAAGTGCATGACTTTCTTCAAGAACACCACCCCGATCTGGGGCGATACTCTTCATCATGCCGTCTTCTTCTCCAAGCTTACGGTCACCATTCATTGATCTTGATGTATTAACTGCCATTTGGGGGCTCCTTGACTATTAGTAGTTTTGATCTGTCGGACGGCCATAGTCGTCACTCTCAACACCAAATCTTCGACTTGCCTCAACACCTTGGGAAGGGGAAGATTGTCCGGGTCTAGGGTGACGTGAGGGGCCTACATAAGGGCTTGAACCCGCAGCAAGTGGTGGTCTAGGGTGACGTGAGGGGCCTACATAAGGCGTTCTTGGGCCACCAGGTCTAGGGTGACGTGAAGTACCAGTGTATCCAGGAGCACCAAAACCTGGCTGTGCACTTGCGTCGTAATCTCCACCCATACCTTCATACTGTGGTGGCATTCCACCAGCAGGAGCAGAACTTTGCATAGGAACACCCATACCCATATCACCAAAACGTGTAGTTTGTGGTGCACCTCTGGTTGGTCCACGTCCACCAAAAGAACCATTCATGGGGTGACCATAGGTTCCTCTTGGGTTGACCTGTTGAATAGGTGCACTAGCAGGGCTATCTCCTGCACCTATTGCTCCCATGACTCTAGTTCCAGGCCCAATTTCACCCATTGGGGTAGGTGCTCCAGTACCGAGTTCACCCATTGATGTGGGTCCTGCTGGTAAACCTCGACTTTGGGCATTTTGCCAATTTGCTACATCAGGATGAGGAGCTGCATCTGCTGCTCCTGGACCAAAGTTGATTGGCCCACCACCAGGTGCTGTCATTACACGGTCAGCGGCTCTGTTCCACATTCTTCCAAAAATGCCAGGTCCTTTGGGAGGAGCACCGGTAGTAGGAGTACCTGTTGGAGGAGTGGCTTGTGGTTGATCAGGAGGAGCTCCTGTAGTAGGAGTGCCATTACCACGCCAAAGTTCTACTTCAGTGCCTGTAGTAGGGGTAGGAGCTCCTGTAGTAGGTGGTGTTCCTTTATCCATACGTGCGTACTGAGGCGGCATTCCACCAACACCATCACCTCCAGGCTCTCCAGGTCTTGGTAGGCCCATGTCTCTGCCACCCATGTCTGCGTGCTCCCAAGAAGCAACGGAACTGTCAGGTCTTCCTCCTACTTTACGCCCAACAGGTCTTGTATAAGGTTCACTTGGGGTTCCTTTACGTCGTGTTTTCTGTACACGACGTGGATCACCTCCACCAAAGTTGTCTCCTTGGTCAGGAGCTACTGGTGATTCACCAGTAGTTGGTGGCGTAGATTCCGTAGGAGTATCTTCCTTAGGAGTATCGGCTTTAGGCTTATCTGCCTTAGGTTTATCGGCTGTAGGCTTATCTCCAGGATCACCATTCCACCTTGGGTGGTTGGGGTCAAACATAAATTGGTTATGAGTTTGACGAGAGTTTTCGCCACCAATCTGTTGGACACCACTACCAGTGTTAGTGGCTCCAAATCCAACTGAGCTACCAGCGTCGATGTCTCCACCTGCTTGGATGTTTGCGCCACCGGATTGGTTACCAGATTGCCTTGCGTTTTTTGCAACTTTTACGTTGTTATTGGATGCTATTGCCATGCCATCATCACTTTCTTGACCGCCTGGTGAACCTTTTCCAGGAGTTGATTCTTTACTTTTTTTAATTTTGCCTTTAGCTCCAAAGAAGTTTCTAACAGTGTTTTCTTCATTAGAACCACTACCTTCAATTCGTTTACTATTATAACTCTCTCCTGGGTTTGGAACAGGAGAAGTATTAGTTACACCTCGACCTCTATAAGCTAGAGGGTTAGTTCCTGGACCCAGGCTCTGGTTAGCATCTCTAGCGTACGAAGTTTGAAAAGCTGGAGCACCTACTTCAGAACCTGCTGAGGGACTATTCTGAGCGTACGCTTGACGCATTTGCCAAGAACCCTCAAGAACACCTTTATTTCTCATATTTTGTGAGTAAAAATCGTGTGAGGGGACTTTATCTTCTGATGTTGTACCAAAATCTCCGTTAAAAGGCATGTTACACGTTTCCTAACGAGTTCATTGAGTACCTTCCAGTACCTTCAAACTCTCCAGTGTTCATTTCAGGCATAACTGGCATACCTGAAATCCATGAACGATTCTGTACTCCGTAACGGCTCATACCAAAGATATCCATAAGAGTAGGTGAATGCTTAATAAACCCACGGGTCTGTGGAAAAAGCTGTTGAGGAACAGTGGGGCGAATTGCACGTATAGTTTCGGGGTCACTAATGGCGGCCTGTAAGGCCTGATCAGTAAGAAACTCTTGGCGTGATTGCCATGGACGTGCCATTATTCCTCCGTCTGTGTCTTAAGAACTGGTCGTTGAGTGGGTTGATTACCAAACTTACTGTGAACAACACCTTTGATTGCTTCACCTACTGCTTTGAAGTCATCACTGATTTCATCAGCAGGGGTAACTTTGAGACGTGGACGAGCATGGGGGTTGTCCCCACGACCTGCGTCTGCTCCACCTCTGGTGGTCCCAACAATTGCCATTTTATTAGTAGCTGACGCCAAGGTCGTTAGTAGTTGGCTTACCATAAGCATCTTGAATCATGGTACCTTTTGATCCGCTCATAGCTTGGTCACGAGCATTTTGTCTGCTCATAGTTTGACCTTCAGCATTTTTTCCTGAGGCGTTACCACCTGTTCTGTAGTCTTTATATACTTGCTTAGCTGCACCCATATCTTCATTAGGAACAGCATATGCTGCTTGACCGTACCCACGCTGACTAGAAGGAGATTGGTAAACTTTAGATGTGCCCTCAGGAGCTGAACCTCCTGCAGGGGTAGGATTGGCAGCTTTTACAAGACTGCTAAGTTCTGGAGTACCCATATCACCTGATGGTGCAAGCTTTGGGGGATGTGGAAAATCCTGACGTCCCGTAGCAGCATGTGTGCCACCGGCTCCGCCTCGCATAGTGTCTTTAATTCCCATAAGTTACTCCTCAGGTGTATTGGAATTAAGCGCTTTTAAGCGCTCAACTTCTTTTTCAAGTTCTTCAGTACTCAATTTTTCAACGTAAACTTTATGCCAAGCTTGTGCAATAGATACAAAATTCTGCAACAACATTATATTCTCCTTTGTTTCTCTACTAGTTTATCATCTCCACGGTGGAGCTAGAGACTTTAATAGACTTCTTCGTTGCATATCAATGACTTCTTCCTGAGGGCGGTCTAAGCCCCTAGGGATGCCTCTAGGACCAGCTTTGCCATCATTAGTTAATCTTACCGGTTCGGCCCCTGGAGGGGCAAATTTGAGGCCCTGTGACTGAAGCACCAAGCCTGTCTGTAAGTTAAACTCATCTGGCCAAAGATAATCACCGGCATTGATACGCTCACCCTTGTGTACACCTCGGGTATAAGGTCGTGTATTAGTACGTTGTACAGCATTTAAAATCTTATCTTGCCTTCGGTTAGATGACATAGTGCCCAAGTAACCATCTGGGTACTGGGTGTCAGGGGAACCGCCCCATGCTGAAAGTTGTGCGTCTTTAGCATTACGAAAGGTAGGTGTGGGACCTAACAGTGGTTGGCTCTCTGGGGTATAAGGATCATACCCTCCACCCCAGTTAGTAAACGTCTGTTGGTTTGGACCTTTATCGGCCATTTACGCCACCAAACGCTCCAAGAATTCCACCTTGTCCTCCACCAACATTAGATATTGGCTTTGGGCGTGGAACAACCTTCTTAACTACTTTGTTATTAATCTTTTTCTTAGAAGTTGAAGAAGTCTTCTTTGAAGCCATTACGGTCCTTTTCTTTACGTTTCTGTTTGCGTTCTATCTTGTCTTGTTCTTCATAGATATCATCAAACTCATCATCTAAGTGTGGTGAATTAGCTAGCTTGCGCCAATCATCATTGTTATATTTACGCATAATTAAATAGTATACCTTTATTTGTCAAATTGACCAGATTGTAGCAGTTGTGATTTAACGTTTTTAATAGCACCTTTTTGTCTTTCAAGAGGCTGGGCCTGCTTTGTTGAAAAAGGTGCACGTGGAAGTGTATCGCCCGGTTTTGCATTAAAATCTAGTTGAGGAGCTCCGGTTCCAAGGATTGCTCCCATAGCATTTACAACACCTTGCATAACTTTAGGAGCCGCTTCTTCCGCTATTTCTGAAGATCCTTCTCTGAGGGGTCTACCAGGATTTGGGTTAGGAACAGGAGCAAGAGTGGGTCGTTCTTCTTGTCCTTCTTTTACTCTGGCGTCAATAGCAGCAGCATCTCTTCTTTCAATGAGAGGCTTACGGAACTGTGCAAATGAAATACGTTGAGCTACCGGTAAGTCATTACCATATATTTTGTCAGCAGTTGTACCTCTAGTATTAGCGTGTAACGGATCTTTCCTTGGAAGGGTTGTTCTTAGGTAGTTTACTAGTTCTTTTTGCAGAGCAGGAGTATCCGAAACTGGGGCTTTAACGCCTTCAATTCTTTTAATTTCTGGTAGTGCTTTATTTAACCCTTCAACTTCTAAATCACCATTATTCATTATGAGGTTAGCTTGTTTTGGTGTTGGATTAATTTCTGTTGGTTTTCCACCAAAAGCTGCGCCCAATGCTGCGGCTACACCTTTCATTGCTTCGGCACCCACAGTGCCTCTTTCTTGTTCTCGTGCAACACGTGGTCCAGATGCTGCTGCTTTTTGCGCTCCGGTAATATGTGAAACATAGTCAGTTGATTTGTACTTCATTGGGTTGCCATTAGCGTGAAGGAGTGGTTTTCCTTCTGGATCAATTTTACCTGCTTTGACGTCTTCATCAGCAAGTAAACTTGACAAGTGCTGTCCAACTAGGCTTTTAATAACAGTAGAGTGTTCTGAGGTTAGTCCTTCAGAACGTTCATTAAGCGCATGTTCTTTTGAAAGAAGAAGGTCAATATGTTGGTCTGCTTGTTCAGGGGTTGCACCGCCTCTAATGCGTTCAATGGCTCTATCAGCAATAGTTTTTGATAACCCAGAAATTTTACTTGCTTTTTGTTGAAGTGCTTCTCTGGCAACTACACCAGGGTTATCTTTATTATACGGATCTTGTAAAGCTGTGTAAGCAGCCAAATCTGAATCAAAATCTACATCTTCTGCTCGGCGGCGAGCGTTTGAGTCGTCAGTGCGTTTATGTACTTCAGACCAAGCTTGTTCTCTTGCTTTATCCATTGACATATCTGTTACTGGTTCATCTTTAATAGTGCTGTCGCCAGTTTCTTCTCTTTTTGCAGCAGCAGCTTGTGCTGAAGCAGTAACATCAATATTTCTGTTTTCTGCAATAATTTGATTAGCTCTACCTGGTTTTGCTGGAACTCTAATGTTATGAGTTACACCATTAATAGTAACTGACCTTGTAGTTGGAAGTGCATCTTCAACACCCAATAGTCGTCCTATGTGTGTTGCCGTTTGTTGATCAGTGAATCTTTCGTACTCATTAGGTATTTTTAGTTCTTTTCTACCACTGTCGTAAGGAAGTCTAAGTGGTGTTTCTTGTTGCCAACCACGCACCACATCTTCATGAACATCTTCGTTAGTTCCTGCAAATGTAGGTTTTCCAACTTGTCCATCTCCAAAATCTAATTTTGGAGCGCCAGTGCCAAACATTGCACCCATAAAATGTAGTGTACCCTGCATTGCTGCACGAGTATTTCTTTCTTTTGTTACATCCTTTGCGTGTGATTCTGGGGAAGTTGTTACTCTTCTGTGCAGAGATATGAGAGAATCACCTTTTTCAGATTTTCCTTGTGCTATATATGCTTTTTCAGGATCAAGTTTTATAACATGAGAACCAAGGTTTTCTGCATCTCGTTCTGGGTTGTAGTCTGGGTGATTTTCGGTAAGGTAATCTACCGAACCAAGTGTTCCTAGAGCATTAACACCCATTCCAGCAAGTGCAGTAGTTTTTACTAATTTACCAGTTTCAGGATCTTCAATATAGTGTGTTCCTTGAACAGTCTCCCCATATGCTTTCATGGTTACCGGATCATGCGGAACAATTGATCCTTGTGAAATTGCATCTCTAGCAATACTAGTTAAATGTCTTTGAGCTTTATTGGGGTTGTCTCTTAGCTGTTGTTGAATTCTTGGGGACATTGAAGCAGAAAGAATTGATCTTCCCTCTTTAACTGAGCCTTTAACATGTACAGGGCGATCATCTGTATCAGAAGTTGCTCTAGAACCTTTTCTAAACAATTGATTACTTAAAACAGTGTTAAGAGGGGCAGGAGCAGTAGCAAGGTCACCACCACCGCTGATTAGATCTGCAATGTCCCTTGAATTCATACCCTCAAATTGTCGAGGATCAACCATGTCGTATGTTTTTGGAAGTACGTCATCAACGTCAAGGTTTGATGCATCTTCCTCAAGCTCAGATCCAATTTTAGTGCTTCTTTGAACTCCACCTTCAGATGATCTTAAGTTCTTTAAAGCCTCTGAAGCAGTTTGGTAGCCTCTGTTTCCAAGGGATTGGAAATGCTTAATTTTAGCAATTCCTTGTCTATAGGCATACTTTGTAGCTTCTTCATGACTTAAAGGATTCAAAGGAATCTCAGACGGAATATCACCATCAGAGTCTTCATTATTAACTACCGGCAAACTTTGTACTGAGCCGCCTACTGTTCCTTTACGGCCCCTATCGTAAGCTGCTGCTACAGTACCTATAAATTGATCATAGGCATTTTTGTCTGGGGCATTTGCTTGTGCACTTTCGTATCTTTCATGTCTTTGAGCTGGGGTCATTGCGGAAAGTTCTTCATGCAATTCAGGGCTAATTCCTGCGCTAATAGCGGCTTCTCTATTTTTTGGCTTTAACAAATGAGGCTGTTCATGAGCTAGTTTTAAAGCATCCACATTGCCGGCATCTGGATGAAAAAATGATTCAATTGGGTACCTTGACCAAAAGTTCTGTGATTGACCCAACTCTGCTTTAGTAGCTGTAGGACCAACATCACCATATATTAACTTTTGTAATGCATCAGAACTAAGTGTGATACCTGCTGCCTTTAGAGCAGCATGCGATGGAAGTGTTGTTTCTTTAACACCACCGGAACGGTTAAAGTTTAATGAAGCTGTGTCTGCAGTGGCTACATTTCCAGCCATATCACTGAACTCATCGTTAAGTGCATAACCTTCTTGGTTTGCATCAGCAGATGCTGGAGCTAGTTCTTTTCCTGGAAGAGTATTTGCTGCACGTTCAGCCGCTTTTTCTCTTCTTGTTTTTCTTTTAGCTTCAACAATTTGTGGTGGTACTGTAACAGTTTCTCCAGTTAAGTGGTTAACTGCCGTAGTTGCTACTGGTTCAACTGGAACTGCTGGAGGAACGTTTACACTTACCGCAGGTACTTGTCTAACGGCTCTATTGTTGGCATTATTTGCAATTTTGGCTCGTTCTTGAGCAACTGCTCGGCGGCGAGCCTCTTCACCAGTAACAAGAATTGAAGTATCATCATCATTAGAAAGTACACTACTAGTAGATTCTTCTACATTACGTCTTGCTGACCCACTACGTGCAGGTTTTACACTTTCGGCAATTTCCCTGGTACGTTCACGTGCTTTACGTATTTTTTCTTTTTTGTCAGGGGCTAGTGCTTTGAAAGCTTTTCTACCACCCCTGGTACTTAAGCTACCAGTTTTTAAAAACTTATTCCTAGCTTTTTCTCTTTGTTCGTCCGTAAGAACGGCACCTGTTTTTTTATCAGCAATTTCTTGTAGTATTGAGTCTTCCTCATCAAGTTCTGCTACATGAGGTTTTGTAACTTTAAGTGCTTCGATATTTGCTAATCTTGCAATTTCAGCTGCTGCAGCTGCAGTTTCTGCGCTAGCACCACCTGCTAAAGCTTTTTTCTCATCTTCTTTTTTGGACTTAGCCAGAGCGCGCATGGTTGCACGGGCACTGTTGGCCGTGTCTTTTACTTCAGGAGCTACTCCGGCACCAATTGGCTTTGTCTTGGATGTTTTTGGCTTCTTAGGTGCCGGATCTTTGTCAGATGCGTCTTTTTTCTTTGCTGCCATAATAGTTGGTCTCCTAGATAGTGAAAGACAAGATAAACAATAATACCACTTTATATGGGGTTATTATCGTGCGACAGGGCGAAATGCGATAGCTGAGATGGTCTCTCCATTGTCGCCTACAATGTCATCAAACCCAATAACAAAGCATAAGTCAACACCCCTTGGTGCAACAAAACCTCGTGCAATAGCGCATGCTTTTACTGCTTGGTTTACAGCACTCGCACCAATAGCTCGCATCTTTGGGTTCTGGCCGGCAATTACTGCTCGAGCCACAATAGATCCAACACTCTGTGGATTGCTACTACCGGATACTTTTACAATGTCATCTACATTATCTTGTGTCATGGGTTACTCCATATGGTTAAAAGGTTATTATCAACCCTTTAATTTTACGAGTAACCACCCTCTTGTAGCAGTGTAACGAAGTCATCCAATCTCATCACAACATAAGTATCACCTAAGGCTTTTTCACCCTTACCAGCACGTTTAACAACTAAGGCAGGCATTGACTTTCCTAACCTATTTGCTTGCTCTACTGTAGCATCTAACCAACCACTTAAACTTAGCTTACGTTGGTTTTTACATTGTATAGCTAGCTCACGTTCTTGGCTCTCGTTGCGAATACCATTGATATCCCCGGTGTCTTCTCCACCCTTTAAGACTGTACGTGATGCTTTAGGGAAACCTTTAAAGTTAAGATATCTGCGTATAGCAGTCTCAAAAGAAGTTCCTTTTTGTTTAGCCGCTGACATTTTTGGTGTCCTTTATGGCATTTCTAATTTCTATAAGAAGGGCTTTAATTTCTTTAAGGGTTTCATTAACTTCGTTAATAGGGGCAACTGATGCACGTGCGTTTGCATCTTGACGCATCCGCTCGTTTGCTTCTCTAGCGTTCTGAGCTCCAATATCATTCCATGTTGGCATATTATGCTCCAAATCTTGATGTGCGTTGTTCTTTGCTATGTAAACCAATTCTACGACTAAGCTCGCGTGAAAGAAGCTGTGCTCCACGTTCACACGAATCAAACAATGCTTCTAATAGTTTTCTGTATGCTCTAGAAACTTGGTATTTCTCTTGTTGGGATAGGACGCGAGGATCTACATCTCTTTTTGCTTTTGCGATAGTTACGCGATCCCCCTTGGCATCTGCTCCCCACTGCTCTATTAAAACTCTGGCCTCTGTAACCCGACACAAGTTTCCTTCCCGATCTTCATCAATTTCTGATTGAACTAGTTGGCCTTTAAGATACGACACCCATGCCATAAACTCAGTGTATACATTCATGAGGTCTCGATCATCCATGTCATCTAAATCATTAGGTAGATCTGGTGGGGAATCTGAGGGGCGTGTGGGTAACGTAAACTTGGTTTTAAACCGTGTAAGTGCTACCCCTTCTTCTTCAATTTTGGGTATTACTCTCATTTCCAGCATTCCTTTTTATATGGACAGAATTTACATCCATTAGATGTTTTGCTGTATGCCCAATCTGGTGTATCAGGAAGGGTGTCTTCTTCTAAATGATACATAACTGTTTTGCAGTTATCCAGTATTGGTTGCATAATTTCTTCTTGGTAGTTTACAGTGAACTCTTTTACCTCTTGTGTAGGCTTCCATTCGTATATAAACACAATGCTGTCATGGCCTGTGCAGTACATGTAAACATGTCCTTGTCGAACATGTGAAGCAAATGGCTTCTTAATGTTCTTCCAAAGCGCATCAAGGGTAAGTTCTCCACTGGAGTAGGCATTAAAAAGAGTTGGGTGGTCCCATCTAACGGTTCCTAACCCCACGCTCTTTATCTCAATAAGGGCTCTACCATCCGCATCCACAACTTCTCCATCGGCGTGACCGAGTATTCGGTGTGCATCGTTACGTACAGGTACCTCCCGATAACGAAAGGCATCACTAGAACAAACAGGACAGCACTTAGGAGAGACATCTTCCCAACGTTCTTGGCACGCCTCACATTCCCAGGTGCCACCAAGAATGCCAGCTTGTTGAATCCATTTTTGCCATTTTGCGTGAATTGCATGGCCCTCCTCAAATATGTTAAGGCGGCTAAATGCTAATGA